GGGACGGAAGTCGCTGTCGTTCTCAAAATCGGTGGAGCTGCATGACAAAGTCATCGGGCATTATCTGAACATAAAACACTATCAATAAGTTGGAGTCATTACCGAACGACCCGATGTTAAACTGTCGTCTATACCGAGTTCATGCGCACTCAGCTCTTGCCTGACAAACTGCAAAATTTCATTTTCTTTATCATCATTCATACCCGATGCTCCGGTTTAACGATGAGATTAAAGCGCCATATGCTGTTCCGGGTGATCATAATCACATCATATGCAGTGATAATTACGCCTAACCACGGCAACCACCGCCCGATCAAACCGCCCAGGCTATTTGTTTTAGCCCACTGCCCGTTTAACATCGTTTTCCAGGTTGGTGATTTCCACGTTGATTGATTACGTCCGAACAGCCGAGGATGACATAGCTGAGGCAGAAGCTAAAAAGGCAGAGTTACGCCTGATGGCTGACTCTAAAATTGCCCCACTTCATGACGCCGTTTCGCTCGGGATTGCCACGGATGAAGAAACAGCCAGCTATGACAACTGGAGAAAATTTCGTGTGCTTCTTAATCGCGTTGATACAGCGATAGCCCCTGATATCAACTAGCCTGCAGCGCCAACCGTGTGAGTTTGTTAATGCCTTTTTAAATGGTCATTTGCGGTTATAAAGCCAGCGTCCTGCCTCAGCAGAAGCTATCAACATACTGACCGTCAGCGGCTCCGGCTGATGATGGTCAGTTTTTAAATAAGCCGGCAATAGTACATTAGGAAGAAAACGGATCCCGGCATTAGGAAAATAGCAGCGGAAATTAAATCCCGTCATATCCACTTCACACTGTTCTACGTAATCCTCAAAAAAATCGAGTGCATCTTCCGGTAACACCGTTTTTTTACCAGTGCTTAACGATGCCTCATCAGGCATATCCCAAAAATGTTTCTTCAAAAGCGCCCGCACACGTTCTGCTTTATCCATTTTAAATTTTCCTATCCTACGATCAGCCTGTAACGGTGTATGACATTCCGGGTTATCATTGCCAAATCATACGCAGTCAGAACCGCCCCTATCCAGGGCAACCAGCGGCCAATATAAGCGCCAACACTTGTGGTGTAGGCCCATTCTCCCCTAAGCATTTTTGCCCAGGTAATAGTCCTTCTTCCCTTTTTAAATCGCTGCCGAATCAGGGTTCTGCTTGCCAGTGATAACGGGCTTGTCCCTTTTGTCGCCGTGCCAGCACCCAATTTACCGCTGACAGGAATAACCGGCAGGCTGACCAGCATAGAGGCAACAGCCAGTATATCGATCGCATCACTAAACTGTTTTCGGAACTCATCCAGGATAAGCCAGTAAAGAAGCTTCTCTTTATCAACATTCATCCCGTCAAAAAAATATTTCCCGCTAAGTTGATCTGTCGTATCCATAACTTATCCCTGTTTTTGCAAAGAAATTCATCCTAACGCTGCTGTATTTCGCTGTCCAGATTTAGCCTGGCAATAAATTTTACTGAATGATTGCCTCCAGCTGCCCGGTCACAGACCAGTAAACCGCAACCGCATGCATCCCCTGCCCTGAGCTGACAATCTGAGCGCACCCATAAGTGGCAATGCGACTTCTACCTCAACGGCCGCGGCAGCAAGCGCGTACGCAAAACCTTCACTACACGCGGTGAAGCGATAGCTTATGAAAAGTTCACGCTATCTGAGGTAGAAGATAAGCCCTAGATGGGCGGTAAAGAAGATAACCGGCTGCTTAGTGAGTTGATTGACCTTTGGTATAAGCTGCACGGCTGCTCGTTGAATGACAAAAAAGGCCGTCTGGGAAAGCTGGGCATCATCTGCCGGGGACTTGGCGATCCGGTTGCGCGAACCCTAACCGCTAAAGACTGGGCGCATTACCGTGACCGCCGCTTACGTGGTGAAATCGAGAATGGCTATAAGACCAGCGCCAAGTCGCTAAAGGTATCGATCGGTACGGTTAACTGTGAGCATGCCTTTTTGCGTGCGGTCTTTAATGAGCTGGAACGGCTGGGTGAGGTTAACTACCCTAACCCGCTTAAAAATGTCTGTGAGTTTGATGTACCAGAAAAAGAAATGGCCTGACTCACCGACGAACAAACCACACGATTGATGCGTGCCTGTTATGGTCATGCAAACTCCGATCTTACCCTTATCGTTAAAATCTGCCTTAGCACCGGCTGCCGCTGGAATGAGGCGGCCAGTCTGCGCGCTTCACAACTCTCACCAAATAAAATCACCTTTGTTAAAACCAAAGGGAAAAAGAACCGCACGGTTCCCATCGATAAAGAGTTATATGAAGAGCTGTTAGCGCGTGAAGGCAAGCCTTTTGAGGAGTGCTACCGACAGTTTTACCGGGTATTAAAAATAGCAAAAATAGAATTGCCTGAAGGCCAGATGAGCCATGTATTGCGCCATACCTTTACCAGTCACTTTATGATGGGCGGCGGAAATATTCTGGTGCTGCAGCGAATTCTCGGCCACTCAGATATCAGAGTTACTATGCGTTATGCGCATTTCGCGCCAGACCATCTGGAAGATGCCATTTATTTAAACCCGCTGCAGAAAATAAAAATCGTGTCCACAAACTGACTACAAGGGGTCAACAGAGGGGGGTATTGGGTAGAACAGTAAGATTGGTAACCCACTGATTTTTATATAAATTGCTGTTTTTGAATAGTAAACAAAAAAAGACCGAATACGATTCCTATTTACGTAATAGTGAATTTTATTCTTTTTATATCAATAAGATAGCAAAAAAAAACTCAACTTTTAATGGTTGTAATGCTTACTATTGCGTACGTTTAAAATCAACGGTTTACCAAGTTTTTCGGATCGTATTCGGACAAATTTCGGTACCGATAACGGGGTCTATTTTACCTTATGTTCTCATGCATAGTTAATCAGGACTTTAACATTGCATAGATGATAAATGCCCCAGTTCATCCTTCTGGATAGCTAAAGGACAGATCCAAGGCGGTTCATTCTAACTTCTGCATTCTGCTCACAGCTGTCTGTCGTTGTCTCAGGTGTCCGCTTTGTGCCAAAAGTGGACGTTAAACATGCTGCGGAGAATTGCTCAAAAACGTTCGGATTAATATATAAACACAGTGTTCTGGTCGTGTTCTGTAGCACTACAAACCATGCGATAGGATTGAAAAAGGTTAGAATCAATCTGACCTGCTCCCCGTTGATTAATACACCTCGATGTTAGTAATGCCTTCATCAGTAATGTGAGGACATCACCATGAAGAAGCGTTTCTCTGAGTAACAGATCAACCTTATCCTCCGCGAATCTGAAGCCGGAGTTTTTGCCCGTGAGCTATGCTGCAAACACGCTATTTCTGATGCTACCTTCTATACTTGGCGCAAGAACTTTGGCAACATGGAAGCACCTGAGGTGAAGCGGCTTAAGTTACTTGAAAAGGAAAACGGCCGTCTCAAGAAGCTGCTCGCCGAAGCTATGCTGGATAATGAGGCGCTTCAGGTGGCTCTGGACCGAAAGCTCTGACGGCAGACCAGAAGCGGGAAGCCGTGGAAGTGATGTGTGAGGCAACGGGTCTGTTGCAACGTTGTGCCTACAGGCTGGCAGGTCTGCCCCTGTCAAGCTGCCGTTATTCGGTTCAACATCCGGTTACTGACCGCAGCTATCTCTACGCATCAATGAGCTGGCACTTGAATGTCGCCACTTTGTTTACGGGCGTATCTGACAGCTTTTGCGCCGGCATGCGCCGAACCTGACCCGGTCGATGGATTTTGTCATGGATGCACTCAGTAGAGGCTGCCGGATTAAATGTCTTACCTGTGTAGGTGATTTAACGAAGGAGTGCCTGACGATTACCATTGCTTTCGGGTTTACAGGCATTCAGGTGACAAGCATTCTGGATAGCATTGCGCTGTTTCGTGGCGCTCCTGCGACGATAAGAATCGGTCAGGGCTCAGAATTTATCTGCAGCGGGCTCGATCAATGGGCCTTTAAGCATGGTGTTGCGTTGCGCTTAATCCAGCCGGGTAAGCCAGCGCAGAACGGATTTATTGAGAGCTTTAACGGTCGCGTTCGGGGTGAGCGCCTGAATGAGCGTTGGTTCAGCGATATTCTTCATGCCCAAAAAATGATGAATGGCTGGCGGCAGGACTATAACGAATGCAGACCTCACTCATCGCTGTATTACCAGACGCCATCTGAATTTGCAGCACGCTGGAGAAATGAAAATTAGAAGGTAAACAAACCGACATTACAAACTAATCGTTGTATTCAAGACTAGGGGCAGGTCAGCATTACGAATATCGCCAAGCATTTCTCTATCGATTGCGAAGCTTATATTAAGTTAATGTAGACTATGTGCCTGTTTAAAATGTGATCTATTTAATATTTAGTTGCAAGCTATAGGCGGTAGCCCATTCAATTAATTTCACTATGTCATTATTTTATATTTAATAATAAACTTACGTTATAGATACCTTAAGCCAGCATCATCAAATGATATGAACCTATATACAATGAGAAATCTATGAGAAAAATTAGAATCAATAATCGTCGAAGCAGAACTAGAAAAACTCATGAAGTTGTAGCATCAGTTTTAAAACCTTTACAGAAGGATAAAAAAGATGCATTTTTTTCGTTTTTGGCAAAATCCACAGATAAGGAGTACGAGAATTCGTTAGATATAATATTGAAAGATGAAACTATTTTTAGTTTCCTCAATCAGTCTAAAATGCCAAGTAACGAATTGATTACAAAAGAAACACTCATGCAAAGTCAATTTGAACATGCGCGTCTAATGAGGTTTTTTCAATCGATCTTATCACATGAAAGAGTAAAATTAGATGAGATTAATAAAATGCGTGCAGGTATAGAAGACCTATTTGTTAAAGGTAAGTTTGATGAAGTCTACGTAAGGTTAGAGGAAATAAACCGTCTGGCAGGACTTTCTCTTTGGGAAATGAACTTCAGAATAGCAGTCCTTACCGCTAAGAATGAGTTTGAACGTATAGACGAATTAGTTGAAAAGTGGAAAACTAAAAAAATTTCAGAAACCCTCTATGATGGAATAAGAGTCTGTGGTTGGAAATCTCACAGTGTCGATGCAAGTATTGCTATAGAGACTATGGTAAGAAGATCAAGTAAGGAATACATTGAAGGAAGAGCATTTGATATAGCCGCTTTTTATTCTCTGATGTGCTTGCAATATCCTCTCTATGACGATGTCGATCTCGGATATTCACTATATTGGCTTCAAACCCTTCCATTAATTGACTTTTATGATGCACTGCAAAAAGTGGTAGTATATAGGCTTTGCAAAGGTGACATGGGTGAGTATGAAACTAAAAGTTTTTTAGTTTTATTTGAAGAGCTTAGTGTTAACTTAGATTCCAGAGCTCTATCAAAAATAGTCAAATCTTTGAAGAAAGTAGAAAGCAAAAAAGCGACAACCGGAGTAGATATAGAAGTATATGAGTATACGGCAGGAAAGTATTCTTCCATTTTGGATAGATTAGAAGAAAATATCGAATGTGTGAATAATGTAATGACCAAGATAAATTTAATAGCCAAGTCATACATATACACATCTAGAAAACCCAAAAATTTGCCCCTGTTACTGAATAACATAATAAACAATTTAATTTCAATATATTCCCTGAAAGATTCCAATCAAGCAATTTCCCAACTAGTAAACACTGCAATAATCTATTCTAATTTTGAGATTTCCGATCATATTTTAATTGGCATAATAAAAGCTGCACCTTTTTTCCTAGATGAGAATATAAAAAACAAGGTTATAGGGAAATCAAATTTTCTTTACACACCATTAACTCCGTTAGCATGTAATTTAGATTCACCTCCTTCTTTATATGTGGATGATTCTTTAACTGAAATAGATGGAGCAAGAAAACTAAAACTTGACGCAATTAAATCTATAGCATGTCATAAAGAGAATGCCATCAGGCTGATCGAAGCATATGACAATGTGACACGCATTCGAAAAGATTACATTGAGCTAAGAGTAGAATATTATTTAAAAAATAATGAATTTATCAGTTTAATAGAGTTCTCAAGTGATGAGCTTATAAGGAATATTAACTCAAATATTTGCCTTCCTCTTGAAAGAATTGTAAGTTATATAAATAGCGAAAAGATATACTCTTTGGATTCGGTGATTTGCGCTTATTATTATAACCTTTATAGTAAAGAAGATAAAAGTGAGGTCATTAATGAGTTTTTTGAAGAGTATGTTATAGCTAGAGGTATCGAAAGGCCAAGCGAATTGTTGAGTGAGGAACTATGCGAAAAAGAAATAAAATTTCTTTACGAGATAGCCAAAGTTGATGTTATGGATTACTTAGGTTGCTTTGACGATGATAATGATTTAAAAATCGAAAGGTTAAAAATTTTAAATAAGCTTGTTTCTCAAGGTTATTTACATCAATCAGACATCGATAAGGAGTGTAAATATATAGTTGATGGAATACTTATCGATAGTGAGGCAGCGAGATTTAATAATGCTAAAATATTTGTTGATACTAAGCATATTTATGAAAAAAGAAAGCAAGACTTAGAGGTTCTTATTTCAAATTATCATAATGGTAGTGAAATAGAAATTTTAGACGAGGATATAAAGTATCAAATTGAGGATATGACAGTTCTCAAAGGTGACAGGAATACTATAGTTGTGAGGTTAATTAACATTCTTTTAGTAGAATATTTTAATAATAAAGAGGTAGGACTTGATATTAATTTAAGTTCAGAAATCCGGCATGGTTTTTTTGGTAATTTGATTTGTTCCTCACCTCAAAGTAAACATTTGATTACAGAGTTGGATGAGAATGGTAATTATAAATCAAATGCATATTGGCTTAAATATTATCATATGATTAGTGATTACATTCTTAGCGATATCGATAACCTTTTAATTACATTTAGCTCTGATTTCAATGGCTTAATAGACATGGCCGAAAACTGGATGAAAACATCTTTAAATGATGATGAAGAGGATAGAATATTCTTTTTTGATATATCCTTAACCGATTTTGCTTACGTGAAAAATATGTTGGACAACAATTACACGGTTGAGCAAATTTCATCAAATATATTTAGGATGTTCAATGATAAACTTGATGAATGTTTAGACACCATGAAAAATAAATTAAATGTCACATTCGCAGGACGCATTGATGATCTTTACTCGGAACTATTGGAGTCAATAATTCATGCTAAAAGAGGGGCTTCAATGAGTGATCTTTTAGATGAAATCCGACTTTCCAATACTGAGGTTAAAGAGCATGTTCGCACTGTGTGTGAATGGTTTTCATTAAAGAAAACTACTCGATTAGATAGCATCGAACTTGAAAAGTTAGTACATTTGGCGATAAAATGCTTTCAACAAATAAATAACTGTGAAATCAATGTTCAAATCAAGAAGGAATCTAACAATTTTATTCCTGGCACACATTTATATGTTTTGGTCTTGTGTTTAATAAACTTTTTAAACAATAGTTATAAGTTTTCCAAAGAAGATTTTGCTGTTAAAATAGATATTTCTGGAGATGGAAATGCAAGGTTTAGGATTTCGATTACAAATGAAATGTCAGAGCGTGCATTAGAATTAATCAATAATGGCCATTATGAACATATAAGATCAAAACTGGTTAATATGAATGATAATGACCTATTATTAAATAATGGAGGCTCAGGTTTATATAAATGCCTTCATGCTTTAAAGAATGTTTCAAGCTCATATAATATCATTCCTAGCTACGCTGGTGTATCATTTAAAGTAGAGGTCACTTTTGGATATTAACATATTAATTGTTGAAGACAATGAATTCAAAAGGAAAAGGATTGTCGAGATCATAGAGGCGGAATTCTTAGATATAAATATATCTGAATGCTACTCATTTACTTCAGCATGGAAAATGATAACCAAAGAAAATTATGATTTAATTTTATTAGATATGAGCTTGCCCACGTTTGATAAAACCACAAGCAATTCAGGTGGTGATTTTAGAGTTTTTGGAGGGAAAGAACTTGCCAGGAAAATGAATAAGAGAGGTAAAATATCTAAGTTTATATTTATGACTCAATATAAAAGCTTTAGTGATAATATTAATTCATACTCATACGAATCCTTAAAAGAGGAGCTTTTAAGTCAATATCCTGATGTATGTTTAGGTTTTATTCTATATAGTAATACAAAAAGCGAATGGAGAGACGAACTGATTGGATCAATTAAAGGAATAGAAAATGAAATTACTGATTGTTGATGATAATATTTCTCGTAAAGAAGAAATAAAGGAAACGCTAATAAAAAATTTCGGTCTATCTGATAATGAGATTTTCACGGCTGAAAATACGCAAACTGCCAAGAATTTTTTAAGAAATATATGTTTCGATTTTTTAATACTAGATGTTGTTCTCCCTAAAAGAGATGAGTCACCTCGAGCGCAATTTGGTTTGCAGTTGTTAAACGATATTAAAAACAGACCGACATTAAAAAAACCGGGGAAGATAGTTGGAATAACGGCTCATTTTGACGATATTGAATCATTTCGTCGGGAATTTGATGAGCATTGCGAAGTTCTTATCGAAGCTTCTATACGTAATAAAGGGTGGAAAAGCGCTCTATTAAAAGCAGTTGAATTCGAGTCCACCCGTAAAGTTTCACATTATACAAGCGCGAAAGAAATAATATGTATAACTGTGCATGGAATAAGAACTAAAGGTGTTTGGCAAGAAAAGCTTAAAAAAGTTGTAGAATCTAGAGTTGACACAGTAGAGTTTCAATCTTACAAATATGGTTATTTTACAGTAATATCTTTTTTTATACCCTTTCTGAGGACTATAAAAATTAAACATTTTGCAGAGCAATTGAAAGGTACCAGGGATCGTAATGGTGGTGGCAAAGAAATTATGTTTTTTTGCCATAGTTTTGGAACATATATAGTTATCCAAGCAATAAATGATTTTTTGTTAAAAAAGAATGAGGAAATTAACATAAGACTCATAGTTCTTGCTGGCAGTGTATTGCCTTCAGATTTTGATTTTAAATTAATTCTAGATAAAACAAATGCTAGGATCGTTAATGATTGCGGTGCAGATGATAAAATTTTGTTTTTGTCCGAAGCTTTAGTGCCTAACACTGGCATGGCAGGTAGGATTGGCTTCTATGGGCTAAATAATGATAGATTTGTCAACCGTTTTTTTAAAGGCGGTCATAGCCATTATTTCGAATCAAATGAGTTTATGGAGAAACATTGGCTGCCGTTAATCGGAAATCCTACTTCTATCGAAATAGTCGATAGAAGAGATAATGAAAAAATGTCAAATATTGCCATTGAAAAAACTATATCTTTAATGGGTAAACTGAAAGAAGTAATATACATACTTTGTATGGTTTATTTTTTATACGCGTGCTTTTGGAGCTGATATTAAGAGTTGTTTTGAGATTGTTAAACTTGCAATGTTGTAAGTAGAAATCCCTAAAACCTATGGGTCGGTTTTTTCTTTAAAATCAATACTTAATTTCTTTTCATAAAAGACTTGTAACAGTAATCGCTAACTTCCGCTCCTCGCTCATAGCGTACGAGAAACGTCTCAATGTAACTAACGATAATCAGTTATGGGTAAAAAATTGAAAGCGAAGGCTTCGCAGCCATTAAAGCCCGTTCCAAAATCGTCAAGCGAGAGATAAACGGATCGAGATCAAAGTCTGAGGAAGCCCGTAGGGCTATAATGCGCCCGGCTTCGGCCACATTGAGTACATATTTTATCCCGGCGATAAGCATACCAACATGCTGCCGGGATTTTTTTCTACTCCAGCTCCAGCCCCAGGCTCCCTCCCTGATTACTGAGCCGAAAATGCACTTTACCGATGTGCCACGCCCGATCCTCCACGCTTCCAAATCCCCTGGTGGTAACCCGACACTGTGCCGTCAGGCTCACCAGCTCCGGCGTGAGGGGCATTTCTATATTCATCTGACACAGTTTCTTTTTGCTGTTTGTTGTCAGGCCAACGGCTATCTCTTGCGCAGCCTCAAGGTTGAACATGGTCACTTCTTCATATACCACCGGTTTACCACTTCCCACAGTAATAGACTTTATTTTTCCGCCGTCGGTCAGGTCGTGATAGCGGATAACATGCGTGCCGCCGCCGTTCTGGCTGCTGTCCGGATAGTCGCTGTTGTTCCGGTAACTCCAGCGAGAAACCTGCGCCGGCGTCACGGTAATCGCAGGGAGATTATTGCCCCTCATGGTTTTCGTCGCGTCGCGTGACATTAAAACCCAGGTGTCATGCGTGACCTTACTTACCGCGCCGTAGCGTGCGGCCAGACGGGTAATCAGGTTCATGTCGCTTTCGCCCGCCTGGTCCTCATGCATCAGCTTTCTGGCCGCCAGCGCTTCATCAATCCTCGCCGCCAGGCCGTGTTCCTGCGCTACAGTATTCAGAAGGTCGCCCAGCGTGATATCCATCCAGCTCCGGTGCTTCTGTGACTGCAGGGTACTGTGCCCCTTTGCGGCAGATTTTGAATATGCCCGTGCAGTAACCTGAACGATACGCGCGGAATCCCCACTGGCGCCGGATGCGGTGCTGTCAACGACAAAGGTGCCTTTGCTGACGCGCTGGGTACCAAATCCCAGGCTTAACGTCACCTTTACGCCTTTTGCCGGCAACTTCAGCGCCTCGTCCACCACGGCAAAGGTCACCTCATCACTTTTTTTCTCCCCGGCGCCGTAATCGGTCAGCGTCAGGTAGACCAGGTTTTTTGCCACCAGCGCCGTTATGTCTTTGCCCTCAACGGTCAGAGTGAATCCGGGCGCCCAGTCAGGCAGCCCGGCAGTGTTTGCGGTTGTACTTACTCCCATAGTACGTGCTCCTTCTGGGTCTGAATGGTCTGTGATGCGCTGACAGCCGGAAGGTTTATTATTGTGCCGGCGTTAAAAACTTCACTGCTGGTAATGTCGTAGTTGGTCGTGTCATACAAAACTGCCTCAAACACCCCATCCGTTGTGCCGTAGCACTGCCGGCAGATCGCATCGAGGCGCTCACCGTCTTTTGTTGTGTACTGCATGATTTGCTCCGGGTATCAGAAGGAAGGCATATCGAAAGCAAAATTGCCGGACAGGCTTTCTCCCCCACCTGGCAGGTTTTTACGGAATTCGTCATAGACGCTTTGCCCTACAGATTCAGGGCTCTGGCCAGGCGCAGCATGGACGGTGATGCTGACGCTGTTGTGGTTTGTCTGTTGCGGCTGGACACGAAAAGGCACAGCTGGTAATGCTCCATTGGCTAATGACGTTGAGGAAGAACGCTCTGACGCTTTCCTGTCAAGGATAGCCTGCAGTGATTGTTCAAAAGCTTTGTCATCGTCAAAGAGAAAGCCACGGCTGTCAGTAAATGCTTTTTTCACTTCAGCTGGCAGCGCGGGATTTGCTTTCAGCTGCTCTTCAAACCACGCCGTCTGGCCATTACGTTGTGCCGTATTGCGGGCAATATCTACCGAGCCGGTACGGGCCAGCGAACTCAGCACATCACGCTGGTCTTTTCGCGCATCCGGTAACAGCCACTTAAGCCTGTTGGCTACGGCCATCACAACGTCAGCGACAGTTTCCACGCCATGACCAAACTTCACCATACCATCCCACAGCCTCTGCGGCCCGTTCCTGCCCTCTCCGTCCGGCTTCATCCATTCAATGATTTCACGTGTCAGCTTTGGCTGTATTCCCTTAATCCAGTCTGCCAGCTCCAGCGCGGCACCATCGACGGTCGGAGCCAGAACGCCGGTTATTTTGCCCACCGTATCCTGCATCCCCGTTACCGCCACATTCCACAGTCGATCAGTAGCGGCATTAGCTTTCACGGCTCCGTCAGCCCCTTCCTGTGTCAGCAGGTTAAAGCGCTGCGCATTTTTCATTGCCTGCTCGTAACTTTGCCCGGTGCTGGTCAGCCAGGTCATCAGCTTGTTACCCTCACCGCCCATCAGCTGATCGGCGAGGGATGCCGCCTGTTCTTTATCCTTCATCGTGGAGAGCCGCTGCATTACCGTATCGAACGCTTTCTGGCGCCCCAACTTCTGAGTGACACCTTTCGTCAGGCCGATCTGCTTTAACAGCGGGTTCAGCGTTTTTTCATTGCCCTCTTCCCAGACCTTATTAACCAGCTCCTCTGCAAGGTCGCCAAAATTCTCATCATTAAGTCCGGCCTGCTTCGCCAGCAGCCCGCCAGTCATGTATTTCCTGATGTTCAGCCCATAAGAGCGGGCAAGCCCCGCTTTCTCCGCCGTTTCTGAGTTCAGCATAATCGGTGAAGCCACCGCCCCCGCGGCCCCAGCCAGCAGACCGGCAGAAGCCCACTTACCCACCGACATCAGGCCACGCCCCATGCCAGTACCGGTACGCCAGGCTACCTGTCCGCCGGCACGCAGTCCGTTACCAATCGCCGCCCGGCGCAGTGCAGCCCGCTCCGCCCGTTCGGCTATCTGCACCTCTCGCCGCATGGCTTCTGTAAGACGGTTCTGGCGACGGGTGGCTTTCTCCAGCTCTGCGGATATCGCCGCATAGCGTTTTTCCAGCCGTCCCGTATCTTTGCCGGCGAGGGCTGCTACGCGCATACTCTCCCGCAGACTGTCCTGCGCCCGTTTCAGCTTTTCAGTTTCGCCGGTAGCGTTGCCCAGCGACCGACCCAGCTGCCGTCCCCACGTCGTCTGCAGCGCAGTATTGCGTGCGGTTTCGGTGCCGATGCCTTTTAACGCTTTATTCAGCGAACCGGTAGCACCGGTAAAGCTGCTGTCGATTTTCGCCCCGAAACTGATGGAGGTTTTCAGTTTGGTGTTAGCTGCCATCTTTGCTCCGTTTTAATGCCATACGGCGAAACTGCTGATACACACTTACCGGCAGCGCCAGCTGTTCGGCAAGCGTCAGGCGGCACCAGTAATAGATGCCAGGATGATCGACTATCAGCTGTTGCTCTGTCGTTCCTCCGGAGGCAGCAAAAAATCGTTAAACGCCTTCACCAGCTGGTCATAGTCATATGACGGCAGCGGATACAGGTCTTGCGGTGCACGGCCACATAGAGAAGCAATCATCGCCAGTTCTTTTTCCATCAGGTCGCCTTTGGTTTTCTCGAACATGATTTTGTCGCGTACCGTCGGCTCGCGTACGGTCAGAGTAGTCAGGGTCTCGCCATTAAGGTCCAGTGGGCGTGACAGGGTGACGGTGATGGTATTGGCGGGATAGTTCATCTCTTTTCTCCTGAAAATAAAAAAGCGCCCGCAGGCGCTGAATAACGTTTACGGCGTGGCCGGATTACATCAGCAACGCATCTTTTTCATCTGCCAGCACGTTTACGCCGTTAACCGCGCGGATCATGTTTTGCGGATCAATTTCGTACATCTCTTTACCGTCCACGGTCAGACGGTAATAGCTCAGATTCATCGTCACACTCATGCCGGTGCTTTCCTTACCGTCTGTGCTGTGTTCATCGGGTGTCAGCGTACCGATGATGCCCTGCATCTCATCTACGAACGTATGCAGTCCGCCGTTGTTGTCGCGGTAGGTTCGGCGGGTCTGCACGCGTGTAGTACTGCCCGGAATAAAACCAAACAGCGCCAGCACGTCACTGTCAGCCGATACCTTCAGCTCACAGTTCATCGGCTCCATACCGTTATCAACAGGCATCGCCATGTCCATCCAGGCTGTTTTGTAGTTGCCGATCGTGGCGGTTAACGCTGGCGGCGTGAACGACTGCAGACCTGCGATACGCGTACCATCTTGCGTATACAAAGCGCTTTTACTGTAAACGTATGAAAGTTCCATCGCGTCGTTCTCCTTATGCAGTGACCTGAGTCAGGGTGTAAGAATTGTCGATCGCATAGGTCAGCGTAATTTCTTCTGCCGGGGATTTGGGACCGAAAGCGATATTGAAATAGATTTTGCCGGCGGCCAGTGATTCCTCCGTATTGAGTTCACTGTCCAGCTCGCAGCGCCCGCCGTTGATGGCGCCAGCGGCGGTCTGGCTGCGCAGATAGCTGTTTACCGATCCCACCAGTGACGTCGCAAATGCCTTATCAATTGGACGGTCGAGATAGTTTTTTGTCACCATAACCTGAATGGAGTCTTCCAGCATATCGGCGGTACGGCGCACGGCTTCAAAGCGCCACTGCGGATCGGACGAACAAAGGCGGTTGCCCCAGTGACGGAAGCCATCCAGCTGGATGATGGTGGAGACGTTCTCCTGGTTCAGCTGATTGGCCACACAGTTTTCATCCCCGATTAGCCAGGTATCTACCTGTTCGAGGCCGGTAAATCCCAGTACCGTCTGGTTGGACTTCGACCACCACCAGCCGTACTCGCTATCGATGCGCACGCGGTGACCAGCTGCAGCAGCCGAGTATGGGCGTGATACACTCTCACCGGTCACATCGCTGGTGACCATAATGCGCGGGCGCAGCATCTCCACACGGGCGCCATACTTTTTAGCCCGTTGCGCCACCTCCTGCGCCATAGCGCCGGACGGTGAGTCCAGATAGGTCACCGCGCGCAGCTTCGTAGCCATGCTTTCCAGCGCCTTGCCCACACCGTCGTCTGTACTCCACTCCGGCGCGATGAGAATACGTGGCTGATAGTTCAGGCTGCCCTGCGCCAGTTGCAGTGCTTCGATGCCCTGCAAGATGTTCGCCCGTTGCTGGTTGGTGTCCTCGTCGGTATCCACCCGCACCAGGACCACCAGCGCGCTGGTCTGGGCCAGAATATCCTGCATATCGGCATACAGCGTGCCGGTGGTGCCAAGTTTTTTCGCCTGCGTTTTGCTGCCTGAAATGATGGCCGGCGTGTACAGTGGAAAGGGTTCATCCACGCCGCCGGACAACGCCGTGGCGGCCAGTTCTGCAACCACGCCATCACCAGCAGAGCCTGAATAAAGCACAGCATTAATGCCAGCTTCATCCAATTTCCCAACCGCCTCAACCACCTCTGCGGCTGTTGCGGTCACCTTACCTTCAGCATCCGTTCCCAGCGTAATGGTCAGCGTGTCATTTTCAAAAACAGCCGCTGTCTCTGCTCCTGCTGCATCTGTGCCATCTCCTGCGGGAGTGGGTTCGCCGGCTACCATCGCCACTACCAGTTTATTGCCCGTGCGACCGGGTTCTATTGCGGTAAAAATCAGCGCATTGCCTGCCAATACACTGCCTGTTGTCAGGCTGGCTGCCGTGCCTTTGTCCGCATCCGGGGCCGTGCCTACCAGGCCTATAACAGACAGGTTAACGTTCGTGACAGCCTTTGTGGCGCTGTCTTTCTCCTTCGTGCGTACGCCGTGAAGGTCCATATTTTCTCCATAAAAAAACCGCCAGAAGGCGGCCATGGGATATCAGATTGATCGGCAGTAACGATCAATAAAGCCATATCGATCGTTTATAACCATTATCAATGAAGGGGTATTGAGACTATCGTTCCATCCTGTAAAGGAGGACAGTCTTATGCATTATCTTTTATGGTTTTTTGGGGGACTTGCAGCCTGGCTGCTGTTTGGCTTTATCTGGTGCAGGCTCTTTGATAAAGAGGATGAAGATGAATATCAGGAATGCCCCTATGAATAAACGTACTGAAGAACTTTTTTATTTCCCGGCCTGAGACGATGGCTCAACGGGCCATTCAATATCCGGTGCAGTACTGGTATCGACGCGGTTCAGTAATACGCGGTATTTTTTCCAGTCTTTAAGGCTTTCTTTCTCTTTATCTGTAGCCATACCCAGGTCAACCGCGTCCTGTAGAGGGGCTATCGTAGTATTTGCAGCATTCAGGCGCTGTTCTTTTTCTGTATTGGCGATTTCTATTAATTGTTCAGATGTTGGCGCCGGACGATCTATCAATATCGGACGTCCATTAGCATCAGGTGCAATCATTTTTCCTGTATCCTGACCATCCATAAGCGCAGCATGCTCTGTATCACTGACTTCAATCAGGTCATCAGGCAAACCCAGTTCAGACTCTCTGCATTCATCAAGGTCACACGGGAAAAAGAAACCGTTCTCACTGGCGCTGTAATAACAAAAGACCATTAGTACCCCTTAGCGATTAGCATGAAGACACCGTTTGAGTTATGCGCATGAATTGAACAGCCCGTCCGACTATAAGAAGTGACATATTGCGATGAAGCACTATCACTACCGTGCCCCGCACCGTTATATGCAATAACAACGCCGGTGCAAGCGTTGGGGAAAGCCGCCGGGAAAGTGATATTAACGGTCGCGTTGGCCGCAATATTGATACCACTCATGACGACTTCCATAACACCAGTGGTGGAGTCTTTAGAAACGAGGCGGGTCGCTGTTTTTACGCTGACGGTGTTTTTCAGGTTGTAGCGGCCATCACTGGCGGTTTTTGAGTAGACGTTGCCCACTAAAGCGTAGCGGGCGTCCAGGTTACTCCAGTTGGAAGGCATAATTTGCCCGCCGACGCTTACCCCGCCTGCTTCAAGAGTTATTCCTGTTTTCGTCAAATAATTGTAAAATCCGATCTTATCTTCATTTTGTGAACCCTGCCCGATATAAAAATGGTTTGTGCCATCATATTTACGCCCAAAATAGTAATAGCCGCCGTTTGCTACAGTCGGTTCAATGCAAATACAGATGCCACCCGCTTTATTTATCAACTGGCCGCTCATCGTGCCGCCCACACTGAGCAATTCACTTACCCATCCAGTCCAGGCTTTATTGTCATAAAAACGGCGATAACACACATTAGAATTATATGGTCGATATTCCTGCGTACAGCCTTCAACACCGTTTGCCGCGTTCTGGATAACATCCAGTGCACCAGCTGCCTGAACGGGATAACCGTTAGCTATTGTGGCATTCACGGTAGCAGGTTGCATATACCGACCGAATTTAGTCCCAGTCAGCGTGTCGATATTAATCGTTCCCAAATTACCGCCGTCAGGAATCGCCTTCACATCTGCTGCGGTGAGAGTAATATTCCCTTTCAGCGCATGTCCGTTAACCTGACGCGCCAGCGGTACATACAGCTGATCGCCCTCTTCCTTTGTCAGCCAGGCGCCATCGGTCACGTTCAGCGTAATATCCGCAGTATCAGACACAGCCAGCTGAGCCAGAATTTCCAGCGAGGCCGCGTAGCCGCTATCCGGGGCCGGTTTGGGTTGATCCGGATAGTTGCCCACAGCGTACAGGGTATCGCCAGCGTAAAGGCCAATCCCGCGTATAGTGTAACCACCGCTTGAGGCCGGGATAATGCACTGTGCCACCAGCACGGACGGCTCATCCGGACTGACTGACAGTGAACTGATTTCCCCCCGGTAGGCTTCACCGTTAAGACTTGTCATTGCTGGATCCGGAGTGAATGCGCCGTCACAAACCGCAAACTCCGTCAGTACCAGCGGCTCACCGGCAGCATGCGCGGCCGTTTCCAGCACTGCGCCGGCATCCGTAATAATGATGTGGTAATCACTCATCGCGTCGTTTTGCCTTAATGATTACAGATTGGTTAGTGAAAAATGCACCGGCAGTCCATGCAGTACCCGTTATCACCTGCTCGGCAATAGTGATGCCTGACAGCAGGCTACGTGCGTTCTTCGCGTCATTAACCTGTGAAGTCAGGCGCGCCAGTGTCTCTTCCGTAATGCTATTGCCGTGAATTTCCACCCGGAAGGTATAGGGATCGGCTTTAGGTGTGTCGCTGAACCATTCGATCACGTCACAGGGATAGTCCACCGCTGCCAGCGCCCTTTTTACTGCACTGACCGTGCCGCGCCGTTTGTTTACTCCGGCGGCGCTTTTAATCACGCTACGCTTCTGCTCTTCCGTCCAGCTCTCATCCCACCAGGTAATGGCGTATTCCCATGCCAGCCAGGGCAGCAGCACTGCCGGGCAGGTGTCAGGATTTTTTATCGTGCGGATATCCAGCGGCAAATCGGCTACGTGAGCCATAACCTGCTCCAGCGCCCGCTCGGTGGCCGTTGCGTTCGGCGGTAGTAATGAACGGACATCCATTACGTAGCCTCCTGTGTATCCAGCGTCACGCTTTCACACCAGGCCGCCTTCCCTGTGCCCACAGACAGCGTCTCTAATGGCGCGCGTAATATCACATCGTTCACCCCGGCCTGCTTCAGCGCCGCATAAATCCCGGCAAGCGATACAGATACCCCGATGGCATGGACGCTGGCCGTATAGTCAGACAGCGCATCTTTTGCTGCTTTAACTACGGTTTCTGTATCCGGTCCCGGACTGATAACCAGTGTGGCGTCCACGGTATAACGGATGATTTCTGGCGCCTTCACGGTGACAAAATCGGTCAGCGGCCTTACATCCTCCGCGCTCAGCGCAGAATTAACGGTAGCCAGCAGCGCGTCAGACGGAGTACCGTCGTCCTCACGCGCCAGCACATAAACATCCACATAACCCGGCTCCGTATCTGGGGGCCCATAAGCTTTCGCATCCAGCACTCCGCTGTCTGCGGTGCGGGCATAATACTCGTAGGCTTCACGAGCCCCGGCGGTGTTGCGAGCATACCAGGAGAGGCGGATGCGCTGGCGGTATTCATTGTCGGTTTCCATAACCGCAGCGGTCGGCGGGATGGTGGTATCATCGGCAGGTGTCACGATTTGACGCGCCACGTCATAATTCGCTCCCAGCTGGTCGAGGTCAGCCCCCTTTGCATAAGCCAGCAGTACGGCCAGTATGCCGCTGTTGAAGCGGGCAATATTCACCATTTCCCGATACACCAGAATTTCCAGCAGCTTTACCGCCGGATCGCTTTCCAGCAGCGCGTTAAATGTGCTGTCCAGCGCCTGCAGCTCTGCCAGCCGCTGCGCCTTCAGCTCCTGAAACAGCGGCATCTCAAGCACCACAGGTGCGGGCAGCTGGCTTAAATCAATCGTGTTCAAACCGTCAACCCCTCCAGCGTGATAATTTTGCTCGTCTCGGTATCCATAGCGGTTAAATCAATACAGAGACGCCCGGCACCGGTACGGGTCACGCTTACTGACTGCACGGTGATACGTGGCTCCCAGTTTTCCAGCGCCACAGCAGTCGCCATCACCGCGCGGATCTGCGTCAGACGATCAACAGGCGCATCAACCAGCGCCAGCAGCTCACTGCCATATTCCGGTAGCATCACCCGCGTGCCGGTAGGTGTGGAAAGAATGTCCTGAACGGACTGGCGAATATGCGCCGTCTCAGACAGCGCAGCGCCCGTGTTACGGCTCATGCCCCGCATAAGAACTCCATAAAAAAACCCGCTGCAGCGGGTTACATACTCTGGTTGGGCTTGCTGGTTATGCCACCGCCGTCACCATTTTCAGGATGCGTGTGGCCGTTATAGGTTTCGCGCACCGCCTGCAGCGTGCCGGTTTTGTCTGCAACGTCTCCGGTGGCCTTAACGCTGCCTTCAACCTCAACATCGCCTTTTATTGTCATCCCGCCCGGCGCCGTGATCGCCAGCGCGCCCCCGTCCGGCAGGGTTATGGTCATTGCATTCGCCGCAGTGTCACAGGACACAGTCGCCCCGTTGCCGTAGCGTGTAACATACGTCTCACCACTGGTACCTGCGGGCGCCTGATCATCGGTAATCAGCCCGGCCAGCACCACGCCGTTGCGCAGATCACCGCCCTCGCTTATCACTGTCACCGGCGCGCCCACCGCCGGCACACGCCACTCCTGGTACTGTCCGTCAGCGCGGGTGTACCAGGGCAGCCAGCCGGACAGATGCTCTGTGTTGTTTATTGGGTCGGTGCCGAACGATACTCGGCAGCGCGGCGGAGACAGCTGCACGCTGTGAACCGTGCCGCGTTTGATCATGTTGTTCATCCGACGCCACATTTCAGAAAGCGTGTATTCCATGCTCATCCGTACTGTCCCAGAAAATCCTGCATGTCCTCCCAGGCCGAACTGATTTTTTCGCCCTTCGTGGTGGTTTTCAGCGCGGAAATATCATCGGCCGCCGTGCCCGGTCGCATGGCGCCGTAGTACTGCAGCGTCAGGGAAACGATCTGATGCGATGCACTGCCGTCATGCGCGAACGCGTCCATCACCTGATCCAGCTGCGTCATTGCCCAGTAACCCATCACCCGTCCGGTACCGGTGACCAGCATGTACGGCATACGGGTGTTTGCCTGTGCGCGAAGTTGCTCCACCGGATCTACCTTTGCAGCGGAAAACAGCCCGTAAGACTCCAGCGCGCTGGTCAGTATCGAGTTATTCACCAGTGCCGCATAGATTTCCCCGTCGAAGCGGATAACTGGCGCTTTTCGCCCGGTATACTGCAGGCGCTCCGTTTCGCCGATGCGCGGCTGTGCCGCCCAACGCCAGCCGTTCTGCACCGTCAGACGCTGGTAGGCCAGCGTACTCAGGGAGAAAATAAAGCTGCCCCACATCATGAGCGGCGGCAGCTCTTCCAGCCAGTTCTCCGCCTGTTCGCGTGCGTTGGCGGAAATAACCGATAACGGATTAAAACTCACCGATTAAGCTCCTGATATCTGACACTACGTTATCTGACAGGCTCAGGACGTTAACGCCGGCGATCCGGCGAACGCCCAGCAGCGGGTTTATCTCCAGCAGGGGGATCAGGCCGTTGGCTAACACGCTGTAATAACTGGCCGACACTGTCATGACCTGCCCCACCGCCGAGCGGTTTTCCGCGCCGTGTTCGTCGGTTCGGATACCGCTGATAAATCCTTCCACCTGCTCTTCCAGATAATGCACACCGTCCAGCAAGCCGCCGCGATAAGCTCGTCGGATGGTCAGGCGCGCTTTTACGCCCGGCACCGCCCCGAACAGCAGAAAAGAGGAATAATCCATGCCGGGTACCCGGTAGGTGGCCGTCAGCTCCTCGGTACCTATATCGACCGGCAACGGCGCATTCATGTTGCCGGCGCGAAACAGCTTTTTGGTAATACGCAGCTCCGGTGGCGTGTAGGACACCACGTCCGACAACTGAAAGCCGTTCAGCAGTAACGTACAGCCGCGGTAAAGAGCCATCAGTCCGGATCCCCTGCAATCAGCGTGTAATCCTCTTCGTGGCCTTTCCCCACATCCGGGAAAATCCCCAACCAGAACTCTTTCAGTCGCGGCGCGTCCGGCTCGTCAAACGGATCCGCGCCGACTGCCAGGCGCTGAGTGAAGTTCACGCTCCAGACCGCATGGTCTGCACCACCTTCGCTTTTTTGCCACACCACCGGATCGGCGCTGATGAATTCTGCCGGCGCCGTACCACGCCCGAACTGGCGGCCATGTACCCAGTCGGACAGCTTCAGTGCGGCATTGCGCACACGCGTATCGGCGCTTTCGCCCGGTCCGTCCGGATGATCAGTACTGCCTGCGGAAAAATGACGCAGCACATACAGACTGCAACGCAGCTCCAGCGTGACGTTTCCGCCCAGCTCCGTATCTGCCCGCTGCCAGCCCGCCACGTCAAAGAAAATTGCCGGCGTGGGAAAATCTGACGCAAGATCCGGATACAGGCACACGGTCTCCGCCCAGGGGATTTTTATCAGCTCCGCCAGCACTGCGTTCTGGTACTCACTGAGATAACCGACGCCGTTCATAATCCTCTCCTACTTCACACCACCCGCAATGCGGCCCCGCAAATCCTGCTCAAAGCGGCGCAGCAGCTCGCTATTCATTTCACCGTACAGATCGTCAGAAATGACCCTACGTACCGGTCTGTAAACCGGCACGGTGGCCTCATGCACGAATCCGCGCCCGTCGCGCTGCCAGATGCTCTTACGACCACGCACTATGCCGATAAAGGACGCAGGGAAAGAGAGCGTGGCCAGCTCCGACGAGGCTGGGGTAAAAGTGGCACCGCGCACGCCGGCCACACGGACAAACCGCCCGCGCGAGTCACGTTGTCGCTTCGGTGCCGGCGGCGCGTCCATCTGTCCCTTCAGGGCGCTGACCGGCAGAGCGTTCAGGCCGAACCAGAGTTTTCCTTCGCCCGGTTTTACCGCCGTCAGCGCCAGTCGCTGGCTGAACGTTTTTACACGCCGTTTAATCGCATCTTTATCCGCCGCCCCGGTCTGCTTCATCATCAGCTGCAATGCCTGGCGGCGGTATTTTGCCAGCGTTCCGCGCAGCGCCTTGTTGTACGCGCCGCTCATCTGGGCAGGCGTGGCACCCAGGCGAGCAGCCAGTACACGTAGCTCACCGGCATCAATGTAATAGCCCGTCACAGCAGACCTCCTGTACGGTCATGCAGCGATTTCCGGTACGGCGACAGATACACCACTGTCAGGCCGGTACCGTCCGGCTGCAGGTTTTTCACGTATAACGTTTCCTCACGCACGTACACCGCATCACCCTTTTTCAGTCCTGTGATGTCGTTGTCATGCGCAGTAAAACGCGCATCCCGGCCCTGAATCTGTCCGCCATCCGGCACATCAACGCCCTGCCAGGGTGCATCATGTACCGCCGTGATCGTCTTTCGCCGTGATGTATCTGGCCACAGCGTTATCCCTCCCGGCTCGCCAAATGTCTCCAGAAGCAGGTTATCCGCTGCGGCCAGCGCAGCGGAAAAGCTCATCAGCAGACCAGACGCACTGCCACGGTCTTATCCGCCGCGGCCGCGTCTGCCCATGCTGTTCCTACCCGCAGATTTTCGGTGGCCGGTTCCTCGCCTTCGCCAGCGGTAGTGGATGCGGTGGTCAGTACGCCATCAGCGGAAATAAACAGTGCCGCGCCAGCGGTCACCTCAACTTCCGCTTTCGGCAGAGTGAACACGCCCGTTGTCAGCAGAACGCCGTCAGCGCCGGGGGCAATGTCACCAGCCGCCACACCACAAAGCGTGCCCACCACGACCAGATCGCCGGACGCCACTGTTTTATCCGTGGTGTTGGTCCAGTCCATGGTATGTCCGTCTTCAACGTAATTCTTTGCCATCTTTTTTTCCCGTAAAAAAAGGGGCCGCAGCCCCGTAATTATTCGCCCGTGGATTTGAACAGGCCGCGGTAGTCCATCGGTGCCACGCCGGCATCGATACGCACTTTCATGGTCACGCCGTCCACTGAAAAACCGGTTGTGCTTTCCACCGTCGGGGCAGCATTACCGTCGAGATACGCCACTTCGATGGTGTCGCGCCCTTTTGCCGCGGCCAGATACCAGGCAGATTCGCTGTTATCATCCAGACGCGGCTCGGCGATGATCTCCGCCATGCCTTTCACCGGGTTTTTGATGCCGCTGTTGGTATCAGTACCCGGTACTGAGGTGGAGTTGATGATCTGGTCCGCCAGCGATTCCAGCATGGTCGGCACCAGCAGATAAGCCGGACGGATATTCAGCGTGCGGTCGCCAGATTTCTGGCGTTTCATCATGCTGCGTGCGCCAGCCAGGTTATCGATGTTGAGTTCACCAGCGGCGAAGTTATTACGATCAGCATGGAACAGTGTTTTGTTGCCGAATTTTGGATTGTCAGTGAGCACCGCATAGACCAGATCACCCACAGTGGCCTTCGCGGCCCGTCCCATAGAGGCAGGAATACGGGTAATAAAGGACATATCGTCGTTAATCACCGCCTGTCGGTTAATGCTGAACAGTTCGCCGTAGGTCGCCAGTTGGATGGCGGCGCCCGTGTCGCTCAGGGTCGCATATTTGTATTCAGCACCCGGACGCACCTCGCGTAGCGATGGAAACGCCTCCAGCCCCACGCGATGCCCCGGCTTGAAGTCCGGTAGTTCACCGGTGCGGGTCCAACGATCAAAGGTTTCCTCCGCGTCATCCCAGCCTGCCAGCGCAGATTTGCTGGCCACGTCCATCAGGATGTAAGAAAAATCGCTGGAATCATGGGTAAAAGCACGGCCCACAATGGAAAGACGATCCAGCCCCGCCACGCCAATATTGCGGTGGGTCAGTGACGCACGCGCCAGCTCCATCAGTGTCATACCGGAAAAAGCGTTATCGGCCTGGCGTTCTTCAAAACCGGCGCGGGCCATCACGACGTTGCGCACGGAGTCGCCCACGATATTGCCGTTCCCGGCATGGATGTGGGCAAAACCGCCGCCGATCGGCTGATTACCTTCGGCCAGTTTCACCAGCAGACGCTGCTGCGCGATTGAGGCATCACAGCTGCTGTCCGAAAGGCAGGATGCCTGCAGCTCTGCAATACCGGCCTGCCCTGCAAAACTGGTAAAGACCGCGGCCACAGCAGTACGGCGTTCGGTTTCTTTCTGTTGCAATGCCTGCTGCACCTGCAGGGCAACGGCGGCAACGTCAACCGTCGGCTGTTGTGGCTGCTGAACCACGGCGTTCTGCTGCGGCTGGCTGGTTGCCTGCTGTTGAGGGATAGTTGTGGTGGCGCGCGGCGCGAACCACTGTTTTGCGGCTTCCGGCATGCGGGAAAACTCCTTCGTTACGTTGTCATTAATACAGGCGGCCATTGCCAGTTCCGGCAACAGCACGTCGGCAAACCCTTTTTCCACGGCTTCCGCGCCGCTCATCCAGGTTTCCGCGTCCATCATTTCTGCAATTTCAGCCTCGCTGAGGCCGGTTTTTTGCTGATAAACAGCGAGCATGTTGCGGTTATTGCGCTCCAGCAGGTCGGCATACTCACGCAGCTCCTCAGCATCTCCCATCGCACCGCCCCAAGCGTTGTGGATCATGATGTATGCGTTTTCCGGAATATGGACCGTGGCGCCAGGCAGCATGGCAATCACCGAAGCCATTGAGGCAGCAATGCCATCCACCCAGATATTGACCGCGCCAGTCAGGCGCTTCATGGTGTTGTAGATGGCAAAGCCGTCCAGCACACTGCCGCCGGGTGAGTGGATGCGAATGTCCACGCTGGAGGCATTAAAAAGGCCAGCTTCGCTGACCTCTTTTAAAAAACGGCTGGCTGAGATACCCCACCCGCCAATCTGATCGTAAATATGAATTTCACCGGAAGAATTCCCCGCCGCAGCGCGGATTTCATACCAGCGTTCACTCATCGGCGTCACCGGGCTGCTCGCCATCACCGGAAACATTGTTCCCTTTTGGATCTGCATTATTATCTCCACTGTCACTGGCGGGATCGGTGTCAAACACCAGACCATGCCGCCGGTTAAAATCAATCTCACGCATGCGCTGCTGTTTGACCGAGCGTGGGCTGGCACCACGGGCACGCACCCATTCCGCCTCAGTAGCTGTGCCGCCGCGGATTTGCGTTTTCCATGCCTCACTTTCTTTCTGCGGATCAATCCAGGGCATGACCGGCGCCATGTAAATCGCGTTAAACAGGCTCGCCGGGTCAACATCTGGCGGAATTTCCACGCCGCTCAGCTGCAGCATCGCCATCCAGTGTCGGTAAAGAGGACGGGCCACGCGGGCCACAAACCAGTCCTGTAGCACGGCATAACCCTCAAAGCTTTCCACCAGCTCCTGGCGCTGCGCCGAATAGGTGCCGTTGTAGTCACGGCTGATAGAGGAATAGCCGCTGCGAGTGCCGGCGGCCACGGCACGCAGCTGTCCGTTTCGGAAATCTGCCATGCGGGCGTTGGGTCGCCCGGATTCGAGCATCTGCAGCTCTTCGCCCGGAGCCAGCCCGTCATAAATCATGCCCGGCGCCATTTCAAAGAGGCGGTTTTCGTTTTCAGGCGTTTTATAGTCGCCGCCGCCATCATCCCAGACTGAACCGTCACCACGTTTGATCCAGAATCCCAGTGAGGCTGCAATACGGGCCGCCACGCGCTCTGAGTCTTCGTATTCTTTCACCTCAGCCAGGCGGGAAAGGATGCCGTGAAAGAACGACACGCCGCGCACCTGATGAAGCCGCTTGCGCATCGCCAGATGCAGGATGCGATCTGCCGGCAGGCGAATGGTTTGCGTGGTGCCCAGTCCGCTTTGCGGATGATGTTTATAAATGTGGTACCCAACCGGTCGCCCCCAGGTATTGAGATCGATGCCCTGCACGGTAGCGTTACCGTATTCAGCGGAGGTCATGGTCAGCGGCACGAAATCCGCTTCCAGCATTTGAAAGGCGAACGGCACCTGTGTGGTGTGAACCAGTCCTGCCGCCGGCCCTTTAATCAGCTGCAGGAATACTTCACCGTCGCGCAGCGCCGAACGCAGCGCCAGCCGCTCAGCTTCCGCCAGCGTATACATACCGGTCACATCAGGGGCTTCGGCCCAGTGTTCCCATAACGCAGAGAGCCTGGCTGCAAATTCTTCATGAACCTTCCCCTCATATGTCAGCGGCTGCGGCTCTACCTGGATGCCGCGTGCGCCAACCACCCTTTCCTCCAGTTTGTCGAGTATCCCGATCGCCAGGTCATGGTTTTCATCCAGCCAGCGGGCCTGCTCACGCAGCGACGCGCCGGCGGCAAAAACTGCGGTATTGGCGCCACGGGATTCTCTGCGAGTCTGGCGGGTACGGGAAGGCATCGCCGCCTCGTAAGCATTAAACTGCAGCTGTGACCGCAGTCGCCGGGCCGCCCAGCCAGGAGATACCCATGAAATGGCTTTTGTCAGCAAATTCATTCAGATCCCCCGAACGAAACCAGCGCATGCTGACGACGTCCACGCGTCAAGGTCTGATACAGGCGATCCCAGCGCTGAAATTCAGTAAAAAGCGCATCGATGTTCTGGCGCGTTACGCTGCGCCCGTTCATACCCAGGCTCTGTGCGTCCAGCGCGTCTTCGTATGCCTTCAGCGCCCGGCAGCGCAGGCGCGTGACGGTAGTCAAATCCATGTTTGTCCTCAAAGGCGTTTGGGTTGTTTAAGCGTGAGGGGCTGTACCGGTGAGAGCTGGTCGGGCTTCATCGCCACGTCTGCGGCAATGACCGGGGCCGCTACCGGCGCTGTACCGGAGATGCTTTCGTTCAGGTTCTGGGGTTTCGCCCAGGACGGTGGCTCGTCCCAGTTTTTAATCCGCTCATACCCTCGCAGCACGGCCAGCGCATGGCAGTAACAGAACAGGTCGAGCGCTTCGTTCGCGCCCCTGCCCGGCTTGCGCCATTTGCCGTCCGGGCCACGCACCTCATAGGTCAGCTCGTCGTAGAACCACTCGCCGATCCAGTCGGGGACATGGATAAAGCCGGGGCCGGACGTTTCGCGCCGCAGGTTATTGTGTATGCCGTCTTTCAGCCGGTCGGTCTGTAGCAGATATACCGGCACGTCGCCGCGGGCGCCGGCCTTACGGTCAGAACGGGCAGTATTGTCCGGATAAGTACGGGTGATCAGCTTGGCGCGGGCGGTGCTGTCCCCTTTAAAGAGATAAACTCGCTTCCCGTAGCCCTCGCGCCGGCAACGGCGCCAGAATTTATAGGCGTTATCGGTCACGCCATCTTCACCACCGCTGTCCACCGCCATGCACATCACCGGCATCGTTCTGTCAGGTGCGGCCTGGAGTGCGTACCGCTTTTGCAGCACGTCACTGATGAGTAAATCCCAGTCTTCCGGATAACCGCCCGGATCAATCTGCTGCGCCTCGCCGTTTTCATCACAGCGTAATGAGGTTTTGATGTTGTAGCGATCGATAAGCCAGCGCTCGCCGTGCTGACCATAACCCACTATCTGCACAACAAAGCGGCGTTTTTTACCACCCTGCACGTCCACGCCTGCGACCAGGAAACGTACCTGCGGCGGTATCAGACGCTTGCCGTAATTTTCTGCGCGGGCCATCAGTTCATCGCTGCGATTCTGATCCATCGCCGCCCGCGGCAGATACGGCTGGCCCCAGTCAGTATTGATAACAGTTTTAAGGGTTTCTTCGCTGCCGGTGTTTTCATACTCCTGCTCGGCGGTCAGTAGTTTGTAGACCAGCTGGGAAAGCGTCTGGTAGGCAGCTGCGGGACCTTCCATCCAGAATGAGGCTATACGGGATCGGCGTGGTTCGCCGGCGCGGTTGCCGTCGGCATCAATGGTTTCGCCGTCGCGCAGCCAGACGCCGCGACCATTCAGCTCGCGCTTCTGGTCAGGAGTGATTTTGCCAGCGCAGTGCGGACATTCGATGTAGGCCGCCTCGCTGGCGAGTACCGGATCGGCAATATCCCGGAATCCGGCTACCACATCCCCGCAGGGCTGAAAATATTCCTGGCAGTGCGGGCATGGCCAGTACCAGCGGCGGCGATCACCCCGGTTATACAGTGACAGAATACCGGTTGCCGGCGGCGCTTCATGCGGCGAACTGCGCCGCCACTTCACGTCTGTAATATCACGGCCCGGCGAACTCTCAACCAGCGTCATGCCGCTGGACATAAAGGTAGTGGTACGCTTTGAGGCCAGCGAAAATGCGTCGCCCTCCCCATCAATATCTTCCGGAAAACGGTCGTAATCAGTGAGCGCCACGCATTTGTAATCTGACGACGACATGATATTGACCGACGGCCAGCCGATTTTCAGGTAGTTACCGGCTAGGAAAGTCCGGTCATAGACGTTGTTATCATTTCGGTTAGGGCTGAGGCGGCAGGCGACCTCCGGACTGACGCGAAAGGTACGGGCCAGGCGCTTTTTAGAGTGTTCGCGCGCCTTTTCCTCTGTCATCTGGATAACCAGCATATCCGCCGGATCACAAATCACGTTGTACACCACCCAGCCATCAATCAGGCCGATGGTTTTACCGGTTCGCGCCGGACCAACAAAAATCACCGCATCGTATTCACGCGAGGCCAGGCAGTTCATCGGCTCGATAACGTATGGCGCTACCAGCGGATCCCAGGGGACCGAGTTCCCGGCGCCCATCGGCACCCGCATGAATTTCTCCACTGCTTCAGCCACCGGCATCCGGCGCGGCGCACGGATGATGGCAGAGATATTTTTTCGCGCCCCCTTCGCCGTTGCCTGCTGTAACATTAATCCTCCTGCGGTATGTCCTCCACGTCCTCCGGTGAGTCAGCCTCTGAAACCTTCTGCGCTATCTGATCGCGTAAATCGTCTATCACGTTCTGCACCCTGTTAACCGCTTCCGGGCTCAGGCCGCAGTCGCGCTCCAGAATATCCGGCAGCGTTTCCAGCACCTGAACCATTGCTTTCGCCATCGTGGAGAACTCGCGCATCACATCGCTAGCGGGAATGAGCTGGCGGGTTTCCTGTTCAAACCGGAGGCGTTCGCGTTCGGACTGGAACCAGGCCTTTCGGTCAGGTGGGGGCATTTCATCGACTTTGACCTGCACGGGATCGGCAGTACGCGTCAGCAGGGTTGTAAGAATGTCAGTGAGGGAATAAAGCTTTAATTTTGCGTTGCTGCCCGGTGCCAGCGGCACATTAGCCAGTCTGGCGGCAACGGTCTGCCGGTGTAAATCAGTGAGCGCCGCCAGCTGGTTGATGTTCAGGCGGAGATGTTCCAGTTCTTTATCCATGATAGTGAGCAATAATTAAGCACTTCATCATCATGGTAAAATTTAAATTTTAAATATCAAAAAGTTAAACACATGATGATGATGCCAATAAAAACCGAAAAACTAGTTTTTTACCGCGGTGTTGCCCGCCCGTGGTTGCCAGATCCGCCAGGAGTACCTTCTGAAATCAGAAGTCATGTACACCAGCATCCAGATATGGTTTAGCAACGTTACTTATTCCCGCTTATCAGCGCTACGGTTGCTGTCCAGTTTGTTTGTGCAGACCTCATCCGAGTGAAACATTAGGAATATCGATGATTCAGAGTTCATTTCGCTCCGTTTTGGGATCTTCGATACAGTTTTAGGATCAAGGTCTTGTTAAGTTTTTTAGCGCTCTAATCGCTAGCAGCCTTTCATTGCATCCCGTCTGGACCGCCGCTTGCGTAGCGTTTAAATCAATGGGGTAATCGCGATATCACATTTGTTGCTTGTCGGTGAGTGCCTTTTTTACCTTACTAAATATGAAAAGGATTGTTTATGAGTTTAAAAAATCATACCAGTGAGCCTAAAAATATTCTTCTAAAGGAATCTGTTAGCAACAAAACTACAGATGAATTAAAAAGTGCGTTGGTTAATTTTGTAAATGATGCAATTAATAGCCATGAAAAATCCACAAAGGACGTCACTGAAGAAAGAATAAAGCAAATAATCGCCGAATATGATGATAAAAAATCAAAAGATGCCCAGTTAAGTAAGGGTCAAACAATAGTTTGGGGCACAATAATGGCTGCGCTAACAGTAGCTATTTCTATATGGGCAATGCTTACCCCAGATAAAGAAAAATCCTTTTTCATAATAGGCATGAACTATTTTGTAATGATGGCAATTCTAGAATTCTCCAATTACCCTTCAGGGAAGGAGAAAAATTACGGCTCTGCTGCCCTTCGAATTATTTTCGGTTTATTGGCCCTTGCTAAGTTTAGCAGCTAAATATTTTATATTTCCTGAAGGGCCAAATATTAATGGCTCTTTTAAAAGTCATTTTTAAAGATAAAAACATTTCTAATGCTTTTATAAAGAATATGCATTATAAGTGAGATAAAATTGTTACATACCGTATGTATCAGACAGGCCATTGATTTTATTGTCATCTGTATGGTCTATGCACAATGACCAAGTACCGTTGATGAGAAACCAGATGACTAGGCGAGTAAAAAACTTCTGCTTTTTTACACCAACCCGGAATTATCCACCCTCCGCTTGCCTACCCGCCTCTTTGTCAAGCATATGACAATTTAAGTTTGGCAATTCCTTCGACCTAAGACTTGGTACCATAGCGCTATATGTTTCCAGATGCTCTCTGAAATACGCTCCGGCATCATTTGTTACTTGCGCTCTTTTCATTTAAGACCACCTGGCGAATATATTCTTGTAGCCCAAGAATTTGTTTTTCAGAGGTGGTTAATTGCTCTCTGAGATAGAAATAATTTTGTCGAGCGTCTGGAGTGAGTTCGGCGCCGGCTGCATCATCCATGCCGGTGGTGCTGGTGGGCTTATCCGCTGGCACGGCGGGACAACGCGCGTTGAGCTGCAGCTGCTTACGACCAGCGGCAACATCACGCTGCAGAGCAGCAATCTGATTTTGTGCATCGGCTAAATCCTGCGTGTATTTTGCATCCAGAGCGGCCAATGATCGCTGACGTTCGTTCATTGTTGCGATTGTGCCGCCCTGACTGGCTGCCAGTTGCTGGTAACGATGCGCGGTGTCCCGCCAGCTTTCCGCTCTGCTGTGATAGTGATCGGCTGCCCAGCCAAGCACGATAAGAGCCACAACCAGCAAGCCTGTCATCATTGTTTGCCAGCTAAAGCTCATCAGCATTTTCCGCCAGGCACATTGCACGCTCCATCTCGCGTCGGTTAATCAGACCGGTCCACTTCATGCCACCAGCATAAATCCAGCGGCGTAGCTCATCGCATACCCCCTGCTGATCACCTTCATTGAGCTTTTTTAGCAGCGTTGATTTCGAGAACGCACTGGCACCGACGTTATAAGTGAAGCTGTAAAGCGCAGCGCGCTGATATTCACTCAGTGGTACCTTAACCAGACTATCTACGGTTTTCCTGACCGGCTGTAAGTCTTGCCAGAGAAGGCGATCGCATTCTTGGTCGGTGTATCTCTTGCCCTGGATAATGTCAGTGCCTGTATGCCCGTCACAGACGGTCCAGACACCAATAACATCCTTATAAGGTTCGTAAACCCGCCCTTCCACGCCATCCTTGCCACCTAGGAACACAGTAGCGATAAGCATGGCGCCACCGCCCGCAGCAGCAATCAGCTTATTGCGCAGGTTGTTTGGCATAGCCACAGGTTTACTCCTCCCTGCTGTCGCAACACCGTAACGCTGCTATCTGAGCCAGCGTATGTTTGCGTTTGTAATACCAGTTAATAATGAATGTCAGCAGGGCAACGATAATGCCTGCGATGACGCCTACGGCGCTCCATTCGTCGGGGCTGAGCCGGGTCAACAGGCCATTGGCCACTGCACCGGCCGATGCGCCATATGCCGCACCTGATGCCAGTTTGCTCATTTTGAAACTCATGATTGTTAGAAGCGCCTGAGCGCAGATATGAAAAAGGCCCGCCGAAGCGAGCCTTAATTATCGAGAGGTTATGTCTTACAACAGATGGAGCAGTAATTACATTTTTTATAAGCTTTTTTAGCGGTCAATAGGGCATCTGCAGGTCTGTAAAACGTTCCCAGGAAAATAACATTTTCTCGTGGAAGGGTGTTTTTCATGCATCCTTTACGGTGTAACAGCGGCAGATTTTTATGGCCGAATTTCAGCTCTATATAATAATATTCACCCATTTTATGCTCCTTAGTGGAACATAAAAATAATACTTCTAGTGAATGCTCCAAACACATGTGATCGATCAAATAATGATCACGCTAATTTTTCTCATACCTTTTAAAGCACTATTTGTTCAAGGAACGAGTAGATTTTTATTGAGCCCACTGAAGCTGCCAGAAGCTTCCCTGCTTCCGGATTCGGAGGCCGATACCATCCATCTCTTTGGCAGTTGCTTTGATAATTATACCTCTAAAGTATTACCTAAGCAGAAAATACGGATAATGCCTATAAAAAAACCCCGGCGGTCGGGCCAGGGCTTGAATTTTTTAACGAGAGGCAATAACCCCATCGTTAGGCCAGAGTAGCACAGCTTCGGGAAAAGTAAATAGCGAGCGATAATATCGATAACTATTTTTTCATCTGGTTACGCTCCTGAAGGTGCTGTCTGCCCAGGCTTCCTCCACTTCCAGCTTGCTCACCAAAGCATCGTAAAAGCCTTTCACGCTTTTTTTCCAAGTATCTAACGAGATGCTCTCCGTTACGCCAGAAACAGCCCTGTACGCCTCTGTAGACGGCAACCGTTCATACCCGCGTCCACCGCAACGTTTACACGATCTCTTCACTGGCATCCCCTGCCGCTCCGTCTCCTGCTTATGCAGCGCTGTCCCGCGGCCATGACAGTCCTTACAGGCCGCAGCAACCACTCCTTTTCCGGCACAGGTTTTACAACGCACCCGGACCACTTCCCGCACACCGCGTGCCACACCTCCTGAGAGCGGTGATTTCATTGAGAACACTTCCGCCTCAGTAAACCCCTGCCCATTACAGCAGCTGCACGGCTTAACGCTGGCGGCGCTGCGGCAGTAATCCTGCCAGGCGTAAATTGCGAGGATTTGCATCACCTTTGGCTTAATATCGATGTCGAGCTTGCGAAGGGCTGCCACCCGATCGCAGGTTCGTAACGCATGTTCGGCCAGCAGATTAATAGCCCGTTCGCTCTCCTGCTGACTAATCCCCATCTTGCCAAGAAACGCGCTGTATCCCATTTCAGCGCGGCTCTGTGCCATTCCCATTGCGGCCATCACATCCGTAACGGTCAGAGCGTCGGATGCGGTAGCCGGTGAAGAATCGCTGAGTTGTGGTGATTTTGGTGAGTGGAATTTCACTGCACTCTCAAGATTCATTATTCCTCCAGCTCAGTAACAGTAATTTCTAACCGCCCGCCCTTCACGACCGGCATTTTCAACACGCGGTAATCCACCACCTGCGAATCATCGAGCCAAAAGCCGGCCTTAGTCAGGGCATCAAACGCAGCTTTCTGCAGATTATCCAGATCGCGCCGTCGGCGATCGGGCATATGACACTCTATGCGCAGGCGCAGCGGTGCTGCAGTACTAATATCCAGCATCCTGCTGGTGATGATTTCAGCGACAGCCTGGCGGTATGCCGCTCCTTCTGCGCTGATGTGTGTCCGACCCCGGCTGTGCCTGTAGTAGCGGTTGTTGCTCGGCGGCCATGGCAATGAGAAACGATAGGTATTCACTTCTCACCCCCACAACGGCTGCTGAAACGTGCGGGACTGGCGCGGCGGATATTTGCTCTCCGGCAGCTGCACACGGACGATGAATTGCCGACAGTCGGCCGCCAGCATCTTTTCAGCACGAACGCCACGCGCGCGGTAGCGCTGCAGCAGTTCTTCAGCCTCTTCGTAGGTGCAGTCTGAATGCTCAAACCACGTTTTTTCCATCACTTAAGCCTCCTGCCTGGTGCGCAGCTGCATAAACTCGCTGTCTTCTGGAATGGTGAGATGACAACCGATATTCAGTGCCCAGCCCTCAACTTTGCGCATGAAGTCGTGCATCTCACCGGTATCAAGGCCAGAGGTATGCCGCAGCGTGCGTATCGTGGATTTGGCACCGGTGATTACGTCAACGACCTCGCGGTTCTCGTAGCCGAGATATGTGTGTTTCATGGCATCTTTGACCCACTCCGGAGATGCAAAGGCTTTACCGCGACGGATGAGGAAATCGCTGATTTCTGCGTACCACATGTGGGATAAGGCGTTCTGTGAGAGGCTGCGCGTGTTGCGCCACGGTCTCAGAACCAGGCGGAAGCAGTTGCCGGCAGCCAGCAGCTGGTTGATTTGTTGGCCCACGGCAGCGAAGTTGCTGCGATGCAGGCGGATGCCGTCTTTAGGAAAGTTCACGCGCCACCTCCGCAGAGGTTAGACGCAGAATGTAAAAAAACGCTGGTTGCCAGTGAGGCAATCAGGCTTGATGAATAGATTGTCAGGTGTTGCTGCGCCATGGATTAATCTCCAATGACGCCAGTTTTCGCGGCTGTTCAGACCGCGGCGATATTGTGCGGGAACGTGCGCGCGATAGTCAATATAGCGAGTAATGAGATAATAATTTATTGATTTAAATCAAAATAAAGATATAAAAAGTTCATATTAGCCATTTGCGTCTAACGATAAAGGCTCGTTATCTGCTTCAACAAATCCCAAGTCAGCACCAAATCTAACTCGTGGGAATCCTTGCTTGGGTAAACCCATCGCCTCAAAAAAACATCCAGGCATGCTCGGTTTGTTATCAATTAAGTCGGCGACTTGGCGTATCCACGTTGAGCTAGGTCCAATCATGCGAACCAAATACCAGATAATACAAATCGCACTGTATATTCGCTCAGAGGCTTTATCTGTAATAAGTAGCGGGTCAAAGAAAGCGTGCGTCGGAATTGGAACCACCGGATGTGTTCTGTTCCATATCCTTGAGTGGTGAGCGCATCGATTACGAAGTAAATTTAGGCAATTCAACCATTTACTAAAGGTGACTTTATTATCCAGCCCAAAGCGCCTGATGATTTTACTTTGCATACCACCATTTAGCATTGAGTAATACCGAGACATTTGACCAAAGTCCCAAGTCTCAACCGCTACCCAAAATGGGATTTCTTTCCCTTCATTTTTGTGCCATTGGATACAATCGTCACGGCTCTCTTCTATTTTTTTATCCAGCTTGGCAAGCCAAGCATCAAATTTGCTATTACTTCCGTTGATAAACCGCTGGTTTATATATGATTTTTCGCGATAAGCAAGGGGATCATTTCTACCTACCTCATGCGCTATTACAGAGCGAATATGGATCTCTAATCGCTCCAAAGCATCCATCATCAACATACGAAGTTTTTTATCAAACAGGTACAAGTCGTATGCTTGCTCAAAAGTCGTACCGGGAAGGAAGTTGTCGGTTCTGAATGATAGCCCACAGTCGTCGGCTTGAATGATGCGAGAAATGTACCAGAAACCTGAAAGACGGTAATAGCCAACTTGAGAGAGCTTACGTATAGCCCTTTCTTGATCATTAACTACCATCCCTCGACTCAGGAGGATTTGAAGTTGATCTTTATATTCCTTGTGAGGCTTGGCGGGTATCATTCTGAGATGCACGTATCAGATAATAAAAGGCCCGACCGTGAGACTCACAATCTTCAAAAGAAGAAACGGAGAAACAGGGGATCGGGCTCGGATGCTGCTAAATCTATATCTTCGTGCAAAAATGTCAACGTGTCCGGTCACAGCGATAGCACTAAAAGAAAACTTAAAACGACAAAATCACTAGATGTTGTTGTTTTACTTAAAAAGAAAACTACGTATTGTATTATTGTTTTTCCCTATCAATTCGCTAGCAATAATCCTTTTATCTTTATCTACAACTACCGCGAGCCTCCCATGATCTGGAACACAGGTAGATTTACCCAGTTCCGGCGGCATTCCGTCACTATGTCCCCGCTATCATCTTGGCTCTTTGAGCGGGCTACCGGCGGCGCATAAAGCCGGATTCGCTTTGCTGCTTCTTCGCCGTAACACGTCAGCTCATACCATTTGCGCCGGTCAGTGAAGTAGGCCCGGAGCAGCTTCCCGTTCTGAAGACTGCGTAGCGCCCCGCAAATATGGTCAACGCCGGTATGAGTTTTGATTTCGCTGAAACACAGCGGCTTTTTGGCGTCGTAAATGTCGCGTAATACTCTGTTTTTAGTTTGTTTTTACTGGCACATAATCTTACCAACTAAATATTTTTACGTGATTTGTTCAGGATGTTGCGGCGCAGCTCAGCGATGATTTCCCGTCCACGCTCAGGCGACACCGGCTGCGGCTGCGGCACTTCCAGCATTGGCACCGGCTCAGGGATCGCCTCCCCACGGGCAATACGGCGCGCCATCTTGCTCAGCTCAGACTTTGCATGTTCAACCAGATCGGCTTCAGTCCAACACTGGTAACGCATCTCGCTATACAGGCTGGTCACCATCCAGTAATGGGCCGGGTGTTGCCACGGATAATCGGCGGGCGCGTTGTAGAACCCACGGCGGGCGCAATACTTCATAACCATATCAGCCAGCTCGGCAGGCGTCGGCAATCCGGCGCGATGCAGCGCCCCATCATGGCACCAGGCGATGAACTGGCCCGGCGACGGCCAAAACGGGGATTTGCTGGCGCGGGCAAACTTCATGCCGTCAGAAAGCTGCTCACGGGAGCGTATGCCGTTCTCTGCAAACGCAGCGATCCACTGTTTTTTCGCTGCGGCTTCGTCAGCCTCCGTGCGGAGATTTGTTGCTGCGGCTGCCGGGAACACCTGCTTCAGCTGGCGAAACAGTGAATCCACCAGCCGGGCGGCTTCACCGTTCACCACGCCAGCGTTGCTGCAGCTGTGCGCCGGTGCCCTGCCAGCGTTGCTGCAGCTGTGCGCCGGTGCCCTGCCAGCGATATGCGCCAGTGTGGCGCCGTCACGGTTTGCAATCGCCTGCATCAGTCGGGCTGTCATATGAAATCCTCCCAGGATTCAGGGCTGTTCCAGTGCGGAACGGGTTGCTGAGGTAAGGGTGCCGGCCGGTGGCGGTACGGTTGAGACATCTGAGCCCTGAGCGTTGCCCATTGCTTACGGAGCTTCGCCGGGCTGAGGATGTTGGTCTGCCAGAACGGGTCTGTGTTGGCCCAGGTAAATACTTCGCAGATTTCCCGGTGGGTGACATTCAGCGCGCTTCGCATCAGGCGAATGTCATTGGCCCAGGCTGGCCATCTCGGTTGCTGAGCAACTGGCGATACGGTCAGGACTTTGGCGTAAATCCACTGTGCCGCCTTCAGGTCATCAGCCGTTCCCCACTTGTCACCCTTCGGCGTCTGGACAGCAGCGCCCGATCGGATTGCAGGAACGGTTTCGGAGGGGGCGTCAGAGGATTCGCCAGAATTCTCGGACGAATAAATATATTTATTGTTTTTTATAGTAGTGTCTTTTGTGTTCCCCTGTTTTGAGGGATATGACTCCCTCAATTTGAGGGATGTTTTATCCCCCGTTTTGAGGGATGTTCCCTCATTTTGAGGGATACGCCATTCCGACACGTTTTTGTTGGGACCAAACATGCCGCCCTGCTGTCTGACCAGCCCCATCCTCACAAGCTCCAGCTTTGCTTCATTGCAGCGCTTTACCGGTAGTTTCGTTATCTCAGCGAGCTGAGAATCGGTTATCCGATCCATCGCTTTATTCCATCCGTATGTTTTCCGCAGGATGGCCAGAAGCACCTTGAACTGCCGCTTTGTCAGATCGGCAGCGGCATACTCCTCAAGAAGCAGGTTCGACAGTCTGGCATAGCCATCATCAAGCTCTGCCACGCGTTGCTCCACGGCCCGGAGATCGGGCCTGATTGGTAAGACGTTATCATGGGCAAGATTATTCATAAGGCGCCTCGCCACTGTTTACACATTCAGTCTGTCCTGGCATAATTACCTCGTTGAATTGGTTCAAAATTCGATAGTGATCTGTGAAGAATGCTCGGCCGCCACCGGGCATTTTTTCTTTTGTGGAAGCACCGCTTCTACTGCCTGCCGTGCCACCTCTTTGATTAAGCTCGTCTCCCAGACCTTCTCCAGAAGCACGAACGTGACAGCCATATCGTGTATGTTCAGCCGGCTTACTTTTGAGTCAGCCCAGCCAGCCATCTTCGCAAAGTTCCTCTGCCCCATCGTTACCAGGCGGGAGCGCAGTTCGCTTTCCACTTCACGGATCCTTTTGCTGTAATTTGCATGTTCCATATTGGATAATTCTCCTGTTGATTAGTTGTACAGACATGACAAAGCCGTAGCATTTGCCACGAACGTTTGTTGTTTCGTTGATTGATGCGCTTTTTCAGCGCGGGATGTTTAAGAGCGGTGTAACTTATGCGGCTTTACTTTCTGAGGGTGGAAAAACGTCATCCAAAGAACACTGACACCCTAAATTTATAAGGCCTTCAACGATTAATCGGCAATCATGAAGGCTGGGGGTACGGATGTTCAATTCATAGTTAGCTATGCGAGACTGCCCCCAACCAATCGCCGAAGCAAGAACAGCTTGCGAAACTCCAATTTTCTTTCGCTGCTGTGCAATATTATTCATTGCATTCTCCTTAGCGTTAATCACAGCTCTATTACACACAATTTGTGATTGACGGTCAACCTCAAATCGTGAGCAGAATGCAATCACAATTCGTGTTAGTTTATACAAATGAAAACTATGCATGAAATTATTGGGGAAAGGATTAAGTCCCTCAGAGAAGCAAAAGGACTTAGTCAGGTACAGTTAGCCAAGCTATGCGGTTGGGCTGCGCCGTCACGCCTTGGTAATTATGAGCTAGGTACACGTAAAGTCAGTGCAGACGATGCGGTTATACTTGGGGCTGCTTTAGGTGTTTCACCCGCAAAGATCATGTTCGGTGATGATGCTAATTCAGTCTTCAAACAGTATGAATACCCTTTATTCTCGTCTGTACAAGCCGGGCCATTCACAGAGGTGGGAAGTTATACTGCCAGTGATGCAAAAGCATGGGTACCGACTACAACCAAAGCCAGTGATAATGCCTTCTGGCTTGAAGTTAAAGGTCACTCTATGACAGCACCACAAGGGGTTCGTCCAAGCTTCCCTGAAGGGATGTTGATACTCGTGGATCCTGCCGAAGTGGTAGAGTCAGGTGATTTCTGTGTCGCTTCGGCCAATGGCGATTCTGAAGCTACCTTCAAAAAGTACGAAATTGATGGTGGAGTTAGCTATCTGGTGCCACTCAACCCGGCCTACAGAATTCTGGACTGCGATCATACCTGCCGCATTATTGGCAAAGTGGTAAAAGCTCAATGGCCGGAAGAAACTTTTATAAAGAATTAGTTAGGCTTAGGTTTGAGAGCTAAAATTATTTTTAAAAAAGTGATGTCACGTGGTATCGCAGGGATCAACGATTGCATTATTTTAGCTGCCTTTGGTCTCCTGTTCTGGTTCATTTTCATGTCAGAGTCTGATGATCGCTATCTTAAGGCAGGCGTGTCATGCTTAGGTTTTATCGCAGCCTATTTGATGTACCGTATCGCCGACAAAGTTCATGATGGTATCTGATCCTGTAACTGAACTAACCCACACGGTGACCATAATTATGAACAAAAAGCTACCAGAGCTTTACAGAAAAGAACGCCTGAACTTGAAGCCATGGGAGCCAACATCCATAGAGGGGCTTCAACGTATAGCTGCCAAATGTGGCCGTGATGAAATTGCTGAGATACACATTCGAATTATGCTTTTACAGGCAGAGAAAGAGATGGCGCCTGAATGGGATGGCGATACTCAAGACGATATATGGAAAGCTATTAACAATCTGAAGCTGGTATTAAAGTTTACCTCGAGCAGTCATTGAAGCCGCCCCAAGCCAGCTTATTTAACACCCCCCTTGGCCAACACTGTACTGAAAGAAACCTTAAAATTTGAGCTAAGGCTAATGCGCGATTGTAATAAACTTGCCCCTTTTCATTGGTTTTTTAATTACTTAGAGCGAAAATTATTGCTTTCGCTAATTACCTTACCACTGAATATGTCTTAGCCTGATATGTGCTTAACCCCAAAAGTGTTCGCTGTTAATCTCATGATTCTGCACCCCAAGGGCGATAAGCCTAATTACATCGAAATATCACCTAAAAAAAATCACATCGACACAATTTTTTTGGTAAAATAACTTATCTATATGTTTGTTAAAATTATTTACGTGACTCAATGTAAGGTTTAGATATGATTATTTGCTTTATTGATATGGAAGGAACCATCTTAGAAAAAAATATTGCGCTAGACAACGGAAAAGTTGCCCCTAGCGCATGGACCGCTTTAGCAAAAGAAATCAGCGAAGAATGTTATCAAGAAGAAGAGCTTACTAAAGATCTTTGGCTACAAGGTAAATATGGTAGTTATACTGAGTGGATGAAAGATACAGTAAGAATTCATATCAAACATGGTATGCGAAAAGAACATCTGGTAAGGATAATGAATGCAACAAAATTTCATGATGGTGCAGATGAACTTTTCAATTTTTTCAGAGAGAAAAATATTATAACTGCGCTTATCTCCGGTGGATTTAAGCATTTAGCAGACTTGGCGCAAACTAAACTGTTTATTGACCATGCCTATAGTGCTTGCGAATACTTCTTCGATGAAGATGGTAAAGTCATGCATTTTAACCTGTTGCCTACTGATGAAGTTGGGAAGCTTGTTTTTATGAAACACTTAGCGGATGAGTATGCGGCTAATTTAAGCGAATGCATCTTTATTGGGGATGGGAAAAATGATGTTCATCTAGCGAAAATGGTTGGTACATCTATTGCCTTCAATGCTCAAAAAGAGTTAATTGATGTATCAACCTTTTCCATAAAACAAGATAAGCCCGATCTATCCTCACTTATTCCTATTATCCGCCTTAAGTTCTAGGGTGCGTATCTGCTCTTTAAGTTTTTCAACATCGCTTTCAAGGTTATTAATTTTAATTTCGCTTTCCTTTTTCGTTTTTATACTCTCTACGATGTTAATCTTCCAGTCAAACAAAAAGTCTCTTGTCAGAGGAAGAAATGTAAAAAGAACACTGAGTATGGCAACATAAAAAGCAACCCTTCCCATTGAAAAATCTGAAATTTTTCTATTAATTTCCTCTTGAATTTGTTTTCTTAGAAATGTTGGCTCTAAAAATGTCTTAGGGAAGTTGTTTAATTCTAACTTCCTTTTTTCCTTATACTCTTCATAGTCTTGAAGTGTAAAACTAATTGGCGACTGGGAAAGAGCAACCTGCGAAGAAGTTGTTGTTAGATCGATTTTATGGAAAACAACGCGAAAAAATTCTTTTTCAATTTTTGTTTTCCCTATAGGTATAACTGCGTCCCTGCTTGAAAAATTTATAATAACCGTTGAAATAGGACCTATATATCCAGCATCTATTATTCCAGTATTTAAAGCCAATAGCCCTTTTAGACTCACACTATTTTTTAAAAATACATATGCAATGTGATCATGCGGAACGTGGATAATTTCATTTGAAATTATGACTAGTGACTCTTGTGGTTTTAAAGTTGTGCCTATTCCGGTAACAACCTCTTCATGTTTGTCCTTAAACAGGACTTCACCAATGGTGATATCAATACTCGAATTCTTACCATAATCTGCAGGATCTAGTAAGTTTCCTTTGCTATCTCTTACATAGCCTAAACGAATAGCCTCTTTTGAATCAAGTTGCATTTATGCTCCTGACAATAAAGTCAATATTCTATTAAAATCATAATGTCAAACTCAGAAACCATTAATAACCACTAACCCTGTTACAGTATGCAAGTATAGATTATTAAATCAACAAACTTATAATTTTTGTTTTTTATAGACTATTTATTTTTTTATAATTTAATCGATTTTAACATATCATAACACCTGATTTTCTCTTATAAATAGCTGGTTGTGCTAACGGTGCTATTGGAAATACATTGCGGTTAGCACTGTTCTTAAAATAGAGCCTACCTTTCCGCTATACTCTATACCTTGAATTCGATCACATTTCGTCAAGTAGATGCTCAGTATGGTTGAGATGACTTTCGTTGTTAAACCTGCAGAATTTTCTATCCCCAATGTTGCCCGCCTTATGCGGGCTTTTTTGAGCCTACCTACCACTAAAAATAAATTCATAATTTAATCAAAAACATACAGTATACAACTCACTTTATTCACATTTTGTGATTGACTCTTAAATCACAAAATGTGAATATACTCTCGTTAGCAGGACGCTGAAGCACTTACAGGAAGTTTGCTCCTTAACATAGCGCGCTGAAGAAGCGCAAACATTCAAAGCAGAAGGCTTTGGGGTGTGGTGGGCCAGTACAGCCGCGTAGCAGCGGCATGGCTTTCAGGGTAGTAACCTGAATCCACCGCACCACCAAAGCTTACTGACTGGAGAATGACTATGAACGCACAAGACCGCCGCCGTGAACGTCGTGCTGCAAAGCAGGCAGAGTGGAAAAAGGCTAACCCTCTGTTGGTTGGTGTTAAAGCCAAACCGGACTGCCGCCCTGTTCTGACGTTGAAGCGTAAGCCGGTTGATCGTGTTGTTAAGGCAGTAGAGGTTGTTAACCCTTACGGGCAGCAACTGCTTAAAGCCCTCGCCTATTACGAACCACTTGCCATGAAGTGCGAAGAAGAACGCCGCCGCAAGCACGCACAGGTTCGCCCCGACGCTACACACATTGTTAGTGCCCGCCAGACGATGCGCGGGACAAGCCTCCCTCTAGTTTGAGCCGCCCGTTGAGGCGGTTTTTTTATACCTTTATTCAGGAAATTACCTATGCAACTAGCAACTGCTGGGGCTGCCCGCGTGGGTGGCCCTCATTTTGACGCATTCAAATCTATCCAGTTTCACCCGAGTAATATCCTCACCAGCGCCAGCTTTACCCCTCCGCCACGCAAAAGCCTGCTGCAGCGCCTGATTGAACTCCTCAACAGGAGTATCCAGCCATGATGAACCCTTACGTTATTCAGGAGCGTTACCAGGAACAGCTGGACATGGCTGAACAGGCCGAAGCGCAGCGTATATCCCGTATCGATGTTATCGCCGCCGATATCGCCAACAGATATCCCGATGTTTTGACCGACTTCGCCGCAATGGCAAACATTCCTGTCGAGCTTCGTATGTTCCTGCGCAGCGACAAAGCCCAAGACGAATATGCGGCGTTCGTTGACCGCCTCGCCCGGTTGCAGGCAGAGGAACACGACCAGTTAATTGATATTGGTTTTATGGAAGCGTCGTGATGGAACCGGGGGTTTATTTCAATCTCAGCAACGCTGAATACCACAGCGGCCCCGGCATCAGTAAATCGCAACTGGATATGGTTGCGCTCAGTCCGGCGCTGCTGAAGTGGCAGGAATCCGCGCCGGTGGATGAAGAAAAGTTACAGGCGCTGAATATGGGCACCGCCCTTCACTGCCTGCTGCTGGAGCCTGACGAGTTCGATAAACGCTTTATTGTGGCTCCGGCATTCAACCGGCGAACCACAGCGGGTAAAGCGGCTGAAGCTGAGTTTCTTTCGGAGTGCCATGGCATGGGCATGACCGTCATGGATGCCGAACAGGGACGGAAACTGAAGCTGATGCGGGACAGCGCCCTCGCCCATCCCGCCGCACGCTGGCTGCTCGAAGCCGAGGGCCATTGCGAGGCATCAATCTACTGGAACGACGACGAAACCGGCGAACTGTGCCGCATCCGCCCGGACAAGTTTCTGAAGTGGCAGCCGGTGGTTATCGACGTGAAGAAAGTGGCCGACATGGCCCGCTTTGCGACGCACGTCGCCGAGTTTCGCTATCACGTTCAGGACGCCTATTACCGTGAAGGCTTTCAGCAGCAATACGGTGAGTATCCCCTGTTTGTGTTCATCGCTGTCAGTGAGTCAATCGACTGCGGTCGTTACCCGGTGCGTGTCTTCCAGCTGAGCGAAGACGACGTTGCCGCCGGCTATGACCAGTTCCGCCGCGACCTGCGCGCTTACCATGCTTGTCGTGAAGCAGATAACTGGGGCGGCATTGAAGAGATTACGCGTCCGGAATGGGCCAAGAGAAAGGATCTGTTATGAGCAACGAAATCATCCAGGCGCCGGTTAACGAGGCTGACACTAAAGCAGCCATTTTCAGCCCGACCGGCCTGCAAAAGTTACAGGCATTCGCTGAAGTCATGGCGATGGGTAAAGCCACCGTGCCGGCGCACCTGGCCGGGAAACCGGCTGATTGTCTGGCAGTAGCGCTGCAGGCGGCACAATGGGGTATGAATCCCTACGCCGTGGCGCAGAAAACGCACCTGGTAAACGGCGTACTGGGCTATGAAGCACAGCTGGTTAACGCGGTGATCACCAGCTCTACCGCCGTGCAGGGACGCTTCAGATACGAGTACGGCGGACCGTGGGATAAGTTTCGCCCGGGTGATAAAAACCCGGCAGCTGAGAAAGGCTTATGTGTCCGCGTAGGCGCCGTGCTGCGCGGTGAAACAGAGATTACCTGGGGCGAACCGCTTTACCTGGAGTTCGTCACAACGCGCAATTCCCCGCTCTGGAAAACGGCGCCGAAACAGCAACTGGCGTATCTGGCCGTCAAATACTGGGCGCGTCTCTACTGCCCGGATGTGATTCTCGGCGTGTATACCCCCGACGAGTTTGAACCGCAGCAACGTGCAGAACGCGACGTTACCCCGGCACGATCCAGGCAGGAACTGAATAACCTCATCAACAGCAAACCCCAGCCGCAACAGGAACACGAGATCAACACGGAAAGCAGCGCGTCGCAGCGCACGCCGAATGAATTACTGGCTGATTTCACCGGGGCTGCCAGTAAGGCAGCAACAATTGCTGAACTGGATAAGTGCTACAAGTACGCCGCACGCATGCTGGCAAGCGATACAGAGCTTTTGAACATAGCGACAGACGTTTATCAAATTCGCAAAGAAGAAATGCAGGAATTCAGAAATGCCTGACATTGCTGGATTAGATATGTGAAACAGCTCTCGCCCTAAATACCTATGCTTCCAGAGCGATAGATTGCTGCTTGCCTTGCGTAGCTTAAAAATTACAGGAGGAAACTATGGCTAAACTGATGAACCTTCAGGAATGGGCTTCGGCTACCTATACGCAGCCGCCTTCCCTGTCTACCCTTCGCCGCTGGGTACGTGAAGGGCGTATTTATCCGTGCCCTGAATTACATGGTAAGGAATACAAACTGAAGCCAGATGCTGTTTACGTAGATCCGCGCAAAAGCAGGATGGTACGCAGGCCTGCATCAGTTAAAGCACCCAAGAAAGGATCATTGCTGGAGAAACTGAAATATGTCGAACAGGCCGGAGCGCTACAACGCTAATCTGCCAAGGAATCTGACATACCGTAAGGGCAGGCAAAGCTACTACTGGCGCAATCCCGTAACCGGGCAGGAGGTATCACTCGGTCGTATCTCGCGCAGGGAAGCCATTTCGCAGGCTATCGAAGCCAACAATTACATTGAGCAGAACTATATTCCTTCCGCCCTGCTCGATCGCATAAAGGAAGCACCAGAGTTTACTTTCGGAAAATGGCTGGAGCGTTACCGCGTAATCCTTGCAAGGAGAAATCTTAAGCCTGGCACTATGAAGGTCAGAACTAACCAGCTGGCCACCCTTCAGGCTGAATTCGGCCGCTATTCTGTTGCGGCCATCACCACACGCCAAGTAGCCACGTTCCTTGATACATATGTTGAAAATGGAAAACAAAGTATGGCGGCCGCGCTCCGGTCACTGATGCTGGATGTGTTCAGGGAAGCGGTAGTGGAAGGCGTTATCAGCCATAATCCGGTTGAACCAACCAGGACGCCCGCGCCAAAAGTTAAACGCGAG